ATAGTAAATAATATTAAAGACGGAATGGTTTATTTTAATACTTCAAGTCTTGATGCTAGTAATTTAAACAAGGTTGACCCCGAAAAAGCAGATAAGACCGTAACTAATATGGCTAAGAAGCAAGTTAAAAAAGAGTTAAACAAATGAGTGTAGGACTAAACGCGGCACAAGCTAGATCAAAAGCATCACAAGATATGATTGTGTTTACTGAAACACAAGAAATAATGAAAGAAATTATTTCACAGAGTGCATTAGGTAATTTTGAAGCATATGTAGATGATACTACAACAATGACAGAAGCTACGCCAAGTGTTCAAAAAATAGGAACTGCACTAAATCCAACAATAACAGTAGGTGACACTTTAATTTTTGATAATAATACAATAACATTAGGCACTACAGGAACATCATTAAACGCAATAGTAGCAGATATTAACGATGCAGGAGTTACAGGTTTAACGGCTTCAAAGGATAGTAATTACTTGATACTTACTATAACTGAACCACAAGGTTCAACTTGGTCATATGAAATTGGAGCAGGTACTGCAAATACATCTCTTGGATTTGTAGCAGGTGTATATAGTATATCTAATCCTACAAGTGTTGATTATTTTAATATTTGGCAAGGTACTGCTACTGATCGTGGACTAACAAATCAAATGGAACAAGTACTTAAATATTTTCAAAATTTAGGATACAAAATTGAAAGACTAACTAATACTAATACCAGTAAAACTTTTAAATGGTATGTATATTGGTAATCAAAAAAATCTCAAATAACTCATTGACATTTCTATAGAAGGCACGTATACTATGAGTATGTTAAAAATAAAATCCCCTTATGATTATAAAGAATTTAAAAGAACCTCGGTAGACGGGAAACGTCTATATGAGAATCCTTGGGGCGATCCTGTTCCAAGTGTAACCACTATTTTAAGTGCAACCCAATCAGCAGATAAAAAAGCAGGATTGGCTAGATGGAAAAAACGTGTAGGAGATGCTGAAGCACAACGTATTGTAACTGAAGCATCTAATGTTGGATCTGTAATGCATAATATATTAGAAAAATGGTTTAAAAATGAAGAATACAATCCAGGAAATAATATGGTCCATAAACAAGCAAAAGGTATGGCACAAGTTGTAATAGACAATGTGGAACCTGATATTAGCGAAGTGTGGGGATCAGAGGTTAATTTAGTAGCAAAAGATTTATATGCAGGTACAACAGATTTAGTTGGAGTATATAAAGGTAACCAAACTATCATGGACTTTAAACAGACCAATAAACCTAAAAAACGTGAATGGATTGATGATTATTTTTTACAAGGAGCGGCTTATGCAAACGCTCACAATGAAATGTATGGAACGAACATAGCAAACATAGCTGTTTTTATGTGTAGTAGAGCAGGTGAGTTTCAATTATTTGAAGCAGATAGTACAGAATTTAAACAATGGGAACTTAAATGGGCCGAACGTTTAGAACAATTTTATAATCTATAAAGATAAATACATTATATTAAGGAATAAACAATGACAACAACGACAGCTAGAATGACAGTTAGAAAAGGTAATTTGGCAGATTTGCCAAAATTACTACCAGGTGAATTTGGACTTGCACAAGACATTCAAAGATTATTCATAGGACAAGCTTCAGTAAATGGAACTTGCCAAGTAAGTAATAGTGATGCGACGACAGCTAAAGTAGAGTTTACTTCAGCAAACGGCGATCCTATTGATTTAGATTTAATCGCTAATTTAGATCAGTATACTTACGGAATTACAGTTAACCCAGCAAGTGATAATATTTCTATAACAGGTAATAACATAACATTCAAGGATGCAGTTGCATCATTCTCGCATGGCTTATCTTCAACTCCTACATCTAGTACAGTTTTTGAACTTTACTATAATAAAGAAGTTGGCTACCATGCAGAAGCATTCCCAAATCCAGTACAGTCTCAAAGTCTAAACAAACTGACAGCAGATTCTGCAGGACCTAAAGAATCAGGAATTGAATTTATTTGTGCAAATAAAGATAAGATTACTATTGATTATAGTTTAACAACAACGTCAGCTTCAAGACACGGACAGTTATCAATCCTAATTGATGACAATTCTGGCGTTCCTACAACAAGCTCAATCAAAGACGTATATGACATCAGCAATGGCGCAATGCCTTTAGTCTTTAGTCTTTCACATAATAGTACAGACAAATTTAGTTTAATGTTTGATACTACAGATCTTGATACCGTACACACATTAAAATACGTACAAAAATCATTTTAAATAAATGGACGAAGTATGGCAATTGCCTCCTAGACAAAGAATTCAAAGGTGGCGTGAATTAAGGAAACGGATTTGTGGTGTTTCCAATATTTTAGAACAATTACAAGTTGTTTTAGACTTTTGGAATACAACACCAGTAGGTACTAGAAAAGTTGATCCATTTGATGAGTCAACATGGAGTACACCTTGGGAAATGCTACATCAGAATGATTACGACGAAAATGTTGTGTCGTTGGGTATGGCATACACGTTACACTATAGTAATATAGCCTGTAGAATATTGCTTGTACAAACTGTGGAAAAAAATGATATAAAGTTAATAGTTTTAGTTGACAACAAGTACGTTTTAAACTATAATTATAACAATATAGACACCACTGACATTATAGATAAAGAACTAGAAGTTTTGAAAGATATTGATGTTAGTACATTAAGCAAATAGTTATCTATAGCTACAGACGATGTAAATACAAGACTATTTGAGATTTAGGACAATGATGACAGCAATAAAAACAACAATCAAAAAAAGAGATGGTACAGAAGAAGAACTCGACCTTGAGAAGATGCATAAGGTTGTATTTTACGCCTGCGAAAATATTAATAATGTATCAGCGAGTGAAGTAGAAATTAAAAGTCACTTACAATTTTATAATGGAATTGAGAGTGCAGATATTCAAGAAACATTAATTAAAGCGGCGGCTGATCTTATATCAGAAGAAACACCAAATTATCAATGGGTAGCTGGTAGACTTATTAACTACCATTTACGTAAACAAGTTTATGATAATTTTAAACCACCACATTTACGAGAGATAGCTCGTATGAATGTTGATCGTGGTTTATATGATCCAGAATTTTTTTCTGTTTATGATGAAAATGAAATTAATCAAATGGAAGAGTTTATTAAACATGAACGTGATGAAGATATGACATATGCGGCCATGGAACAATTTCGTGGAAAGTATCTAGTACAAAATAGAGCAACAGGTGAAATATTTGAAACACCACAAGTATGTTATATGATGATTGCGGCTACATTGTTTAGTCAATATCCAAAAGAAGAAAGAATGAGATGGGTAAAGGATTATTATGATGCAACCAGCCAGTTTGATATTAGTTTACCTACGCCAGTTATGGCAGGTGTACGTACACCACAAAGACAATTCTCTTCTTGCGTTCTAGTTGAAACTGATGACGATTTAGATAGTATTAATGCTACATCATCTGCTATTGTAAAATATGTTTCACAGAAAGCAGGTATTGGTATTGGCGGTGGGTCTATTCGTGCTATTGGTTCAAAAATTAGAAACGGTGATGCAACACATACAGGTGTTATTCCTTTTTATAAATTATTTCAAAGTTCAGTTAAGTCATGTAGTCAAGGTGGTGTTCGTGGTGGAGCGGCTACGTTATACTATCCTATTTGGCACTTAGAAGTTGAAGACTTGCTTGTACTTAAAAATAATAAAGGTACAGAAGATAATCGTGTAAGACATATGGATTATGGAGTACAGTTTAATAAATTAATGTACGAAAGATTACTTACAAATAAAGATATAACTTTATTCTCACCTGCAGATGTTCCAGGATTATATGATGCATTTTTTGCTGATCAAGATAAGTTTAAAGAAATATATGAGAAAGCTGAAAAGAAAACTGGAATTAGAAAAAAAGTTCTTAAAGCATCTGAGTTATTTGGAATGTTTATGGAAGAACGTAAAAATACAGGAAGAGTTTATTTGATGAATGTAGATCATGCTAATTCGCATGGTTCGTTCAAGCCTGAACTAGCACCTATTAAACAAAGTAACTTATGTTGTGAAATTAATTTACCTACTAAACCTTTGTATAGTGTTAGAGACAAAGAAGGTGAAATTAGTTTATGTACGTTAAGTGCAATCAATTGGGGAAATATTAGTGAACCTAGTAAGTTTAAAAAAGTTTGTAAATTAGCAGTACGTGGATTAGATGCATTATTAGACTATCAACAATATCCAGTATTAGCGGCAGAATTAAGCACAATGAAACGTAGACCATTAGGTATAGGTATTATTAACTTTGCATATTGGTTAGCAAAAAATGATTTAACATATCAGAATATTGGTAAACGTGGATTAGCTAAAGTAGACGAATGGGCAGAGGCCTGGAGTTATTATCTGATTGAAGCTAGTGTAGAACTTGCAGAAGAATATGGACCAATAACTGGTACAGGTGAAACAAGATACGGTGATGGTATTACACCTAATATGACATACAAAAAAGAATTAGATGAACTAGTACCACACAAAGAACGTATGCCTTGGGAAGAACTACGTGAAAGATTAAGAAACACAGGTATTCGTAACAGTACATTAATGGCTCTTATGCCTGCTGAAACATCAGCACAAATAAGCAATAGTACTAATGGAATTGAACCTCCACGTGCATTTGTAAGTGTAAAGCAATCAAAACATGGTGTTTTGAAACAGGTTGTACCTGGATATGCACGTCTAAAGAATAAATATGATCTGCTATGGACTCAAAAAAGTCCAGAAGGTTATTTAAAGATTATGGCTGTTCTCCAGAAGTATATTGATCAGGGTATATCGGTAAATACAAGCTACAACCCGGAGTTTTTTCCAGACGAGAAGATTCCAATGAGTACAATGTTACAACATCTTGTAATGTTTTACAAGTACGGTGGCAAACAGTTGTATTATTTTAATACATATGATGGTCAAGGTGAGATTGAATTTAAAAGTAAATCACTTAAAGGCCGTGAAGACTTTGAATCAGATGAACAGTACGACGACTATTGTGAAAGTTGCGTAATTTAGTAGAGGGAATAAAATGGGCGTTATTAATATTAAGAATGAAAAATATCATACAGAAGCAAATGCTTTTTTAGATGGTGATTTAGGATTTCAAAGATACGATACTTTAAAATATAAACAGTTTGATAAATTGACTGATAAACAATTAGGTTTCTTTTGGAGACCTGAAGAAGTTGATGTAAGTAAAGATTCAAAAGATTTTAAAGATCTTACTGAACATGAACAACATATTTTTACAAGTAATTTAAAACGTCAAATTTTGCTTGATAGTGTTCAAGGTAGAGCACCCAATGAAGCATTTAGTCCTATAGTAAGTTTACCTGAATTAGAAAATTGGATTATTACTTGGACATTCTCAGAAACAATTCATAGTAGAAGTTATACACATATTATTAGAAACGTATATGCTGATCCTACTAAAATATTTGATGAGCTAACTGACAGTAAAGAGATAGTTGATTGTGCAGGAGACATTTCTAAGTACTATGACGATCTAATTGAATTAACAAGTTATTACAAGCTATTGGGTGAAGGAACTCATACTGTAAATGGTAAAAAGATTAAAGTAGATATGTATGACTTAAAGAAAAAATTATGGTTAACTTTAAATAGTGTTAACATTTTAGAAGGTGTTAGATTCTATGTTTCATTTGCTTGTAGTTGGGCGTTTGCTGAGCTTAAGAAAATGGAAGGTAATGCAAAGATTATTAAGTTTATTGCACGTGATGAGAATGTTCACCTAGCAAGTACGCAATATGCATTAACAAAAGTATTGCCAAAAGAAGATCCAGACTTTGAAAAAATTAGAGTAGAATGCGAAGCTGAAGTTACAAAAATGTTTATAGACGCAGTTGATCAAGAAAAGCAATGGGCAGATTATCTGTTTAAAGACGGATCAATGATTGGTCTTAATTCAAAATTATTACAAGATTATATTGAATGGATTTGTTGTAAACGTATGACAGCTTTAGGTATGAAGTGTCCTTATAGTCCTGGCCAAGCTAACCCGTTACCTTGGACACAAAAATGGATAGCAGGAGCCGAGGTTCAAGTTGCACCACAAGAAACAGAAATTAGTAGTTATGTTATTGGTGGTGTTAAAAAAGATGTAGGTGAAGACACCTTTGAAGGAATGAGTTTATAATGATAGAGATATGGGGTAAACCACAATGTGGTTATTGCGATGCCGCAAAAAGATTATGTGAATCAAGAAAATTTGAATTCGTCTACAAACAGTTAGGCGTAGATTTTAATAGGGAGCAAGTTTTTGAAAACTTCCCTGAAGCTAGAACATTTCCACAAATTAAGATTTATGGTAAAGCAGTTGGTGGTTATGATCAGTTTCTAAAATACATTGAAGACACTGGTTTTAATGGAACTGGTGAATCAACAGGATAATATATGTTAATAGAAACACAATACCAAGTAGGTGATATAGTAAGTATTAAACTTTCTTCAGGTGAAGAAATGATTGCAAGGTTAGATACAGAAACTGATGAAACAGTTACGTTAGCTAAACCTTACATACTAGTTGCCGCACAAAACGGCATGGCCTTAGCGCCTTATATGTTTACCGTTAGTCCAGATACTAAGATCAAATTAAAGATAAATAGTATTATATGCATAGTTAAGTCTGCTAAAGACGCAAGTGATATGTATATCAAACAAAGTACAGGATTAACAGTAGCAAATGCAACCAGTTCATAGACACGGAGATAAACGTTCATGTGGTGCCTCAAC